TCCGTTGTCATATGCATGCTGGTTGTTCTGAGAATATGTACACCATTCAAGATTGCTTACATTGTTGTTTGTTTTTACACCGTCTTTATGATTTACACATTCTGCCCATTCTGGTTTTTCAAGAAATGTCTCAGCAACTAGAATGTGAACAAATGTCTTTCTTTTCTTGCTTCCGTTGCTTAATTGAACAGCAGGATATCCCATAGATATCCAAGGTTTTAATTCTTTTTCTTTGATGATTCTACTGACCGTAATTATTGAACCATCTTTTTTCTTTCTTTTATATGTGTTCACACATTCTTTTGAAATGACTCTGCCATCATCACTGATCTTGTAGTTTTCAAATCCTTTAATATCTTTCCACATATAGCATAACTCCTTTTTATTTTATTATACCATAATGTCGAAACGCTTTCAAGATTTTACCACTACATAACCGGCTCCGTGATCTTTGCCATTCCACCAGCTTTTCTGGTTCTTTGATCCTCTTAATCCATGCAACGCTTTTCGGATTTCTCCCGCCTTAGATCTTCGTACTACTCTGCCATTCGTGGCAACAATATATCGGTTCTTGGAATCAATACCTAAAATCGCAATGGTATGGACGGGATCCTTTTCCTCGAAAAGAATTATGTGTTCATTCCGCAGCTGCTTATCGATGTTTCCACGGATGCTGGTATCATGCCGGCCATTATTGGAATGCCAAAAGGCCACCTCTTTACCGGCGATTTTATTGATTACTGACTTACACCCCCAGATAGTCAATTTGGATCCATTGAAACCGGGGATGTGTTCTTTAGCATATTCATAAACTTCTTTCGGGTTCCAGACAGTTTCATCCCGCTGCTTAACCCCTACGAACTGGAGAGCGATGGAACAGGCAGTCACGGAACAGCCATGTCTTTGGCAGAATCCGCCGAATTGCTTCTGCTGGGGGATGAGTAATTTTTTGTCATCCATCTCCACCTTGTAAGGGTATCGCTTATCCCTCCTGATCGTGATCCTCATCGTCAACATCCACTCCATTCTCTTGAGCTGCGTGGCCTAAGATCTTCACCAATGATTTTGGCAGAAGGTTTGGGAAGGCGAGGTTCAGATTCTCGATACAGCTGAGGATTTCCATAAAGGTTATATAGCCGGCAATGGCCTTCAGACATGGAAACTCAAAGCCAAGTTCCACCAGCGTCTGGGAGTAATCCAGGGCAACACCGAAAGCAATGGTCACCAGCAGACAAATCTTATGGAGTCCGCCCTTCCGCATTATCTTAGATTCGAATGTCCCGTTAATCAGTGCCTGCAGCACTCCCGTTACCACATCGAATGTAATGAAGATACATGCCACCAAAATAAATTTGTAGTCCATTGTGTTCTCTCCTCTTGAGTTGAAAAGTTAAATTAAAAGTTAAAAGTTAAATGGCGTAAACCGTCCTTTATGTTACTAAAAAACAAGTCCATCATAAATAAATGGAATATCTACCCATGTCCTATCATAAATTGCTTTATGACCTGCGACATTAGGATGGATTAAATCTGACAACACAAGGTTTGTATCCTGTGTTACTCCATCATTATTCACAGATAATGCTCTAGCCACATCAAGATATGGATACCCACTATTTCTAATAAAATCATTTACTGATGTGATAAACGATAAATTGTCTGTTGCTCCGTTTCTTGACACTGTAGCTAAAATTGGGATTGACCCTTTCCTTTCAACTAGGGAAATCACCCCAAAATAATTCTGCTTCCAATCTGTAAACCCACCAGAAGCATCATTCATTCCTGTGGCGATCAATGTATATTTTGCATTGGTAAGGCTGTCATTCTCATATTTGAGAAGCAAGCCATAAGAGGTTTCGCCCCCCAACCCATCAATGAAAATAGGCTCTCCTAATGCCTCTTGAATTAACGAAGCATATCTCTTATTTAATTCTTGCCCTAATGTCCCAGCCTCAACAAAGCTATCGCCAAATATGGCAAGAGGAGAATTTACAGGCATACTAGAAAAGTATTCCATATATTTCAAAGTCATGTTACCAGCTACGGCAATGACACATGGGTTACTACTATCATATAATCCATAATTCAGCTTTTCCAAACTGTCGCTCTGACCACTCAAGCAATCATATATGGTAACCCTAGCCTTGATAAGGGTTTCACGTTTATATTCTATGATGTATTCCCTTCCTGTGGTCAATGCCACTGTGGAAGTTTTTTCCGCTGTAGCACTTGGAATGCTAGAGGTGTTGTATTCCCAATTAGGAATAATTTTCAACTTTCCGCTTGTGAAATCTGCAAGGAAGAAAGTCCCAGGGATTGAATGTGTAGACCTATTGCCAATAGCAATGATACACCCACTTCCAGCGACAAACCTAACCCTCATACCATGGCTGTCTAAATCTGTTCTAATATTCTTGTAAAGTTGAACCCCCCAACCCTCAGAGCTATTAGAAACCCCACTAGACGAGGCTGACCAACTCGACCCTGTTAAACCTGTCAATCCGTCTGCTATAAAATCATGTTTAACAAGATACCTACTTGATGGGACTAACTTCTTTGCCTCATCTAACACATTATCTTGCTTATTAAATTCTATAACAGTACCCTTTACTGCAACTGAATAATTCATTACATTAGGGACATTGTTTGGCGTGCTTTCATTAATAACATAGGATTTATCGCTAGAACCTGTATAAAACATCAGCATCGCCGTGTTTTGTGTTAATCCAATTATCGTATTAGGTAGAATAGGATTATCAAACGTGAAATCAATGCCGTTAATATAGTCGTGGTATCCATCTTTAATGCTCAGTGTAAACTCGCCATAATAAGCAAATACACCATTTATTACTGTTCCTAGAAGGATTTTTTCTGTACCACTTCCAGATACGGCAACTGATACCTTTTTTAAATATCCATATCTGCCTGTGTAAGGTGTAGCGGAATACCTTGGCTGATTTCCACTTGCTGTGCTTGGATATGTCACAAGATTATCAGCTGAACCGATTGTTTTTTCAACAAAATTATTCCCTAAGTAGGAAAGCAACGACTCTATACTATTTCTGTTAGAAATATACCCTGTTTGGGAATATTTGATAGTTGCATTAATTGATACAGCATAGTTAAGTGAAGCAAGTGAAACACTCTTGCCTGTGTAATTGCTGACAGCATAAGAAGTTTCCCCCGCTCCTGTCTTAAAATATATGTGCTTCGTTGCATCATACACACCAATCATGGAATTAGGAAAGATTGGCTCATTATATGAAAAATCAACACCATTAACTAATGTATTAATACCATGTTTGCATGATACCTCAAATTTGCCTTGATAATAATACTTAGATGCCCAAACAAGAGCAATAACAATGGTATATGTTCCCTCTTCATCAACTCTAATATTAATTGTATCTAAATACCCCTCATGAGTATTTTTCACATCAGAAAACCGAGCATTGACCAAATCTGCACGAGAAGGGAAAGTACTTAAATCTACGGCTGTTCCGAGTGTGTCAGTATTTACTATCTCATGATTTCCCCTGTTGATGATCTTTTCATGGTTTGTTAAATCTGCCTTTACGTCATTAAGTTCCTCCTGCATATCCTCCAGAGCTTCCGTCACTTCATCGATGAATGTCTGGATCTGTATCGGTGTAATCACGTTGCCCATGGCCCCCAGGGACTTGTGGACCGTAAAACGATAAACCACGGACTTCTTCACTGCTGTTCCTACAGTATAAGACAGTTGGATCTGTCCGACGCCGGCATATGCTGAATCTGTGTCAGAGATCTCCCAGGTGGCTTTGTGTGTCGAATTATCCACCGTCAACGTGCCCTCATATGGCCATTCATCCTTTGGCCTCTGTATGGCCAGAGAGATCGTCCCGCTGCCATACGTGGTATACCAATCAGAGAAATCAAACACAACTTCCCTGACTTCGTTCTCATCCTGCTGCCCTACCATCACATTGAGGATGGCATCCGCAGCCAGGTCAATATTAACTGAACTCATTTCTATCTCTCCTTTAAACTTTGACTGCTATCCAGTTGATGTTAGGCCCTCTTCCGGATGCATCACCATTGAAAACTCTGACAGTGAATCCCGTGGCGGAAGTGCTAACAATTCCAAGGGTACAATTTCCAAAAGCTCCGGCTGTGGATGTACTCTGGAAACAAGCCACCACAATAGGAGCGCTGGAGAATGATTTATTGAATGTTACTTCGTAATCTTTATAACTGTTTGCTGACACTGAGCTTCCTGTGATGGTGCCACTCTCAAACGTGGCTGATGAAGCAGATCCGGAAGGCCCAGAGGATGAAATCCCCAAAGCTTCTGACAGAGTGGTGGATAAATCACCCAACTCCATCTCTGTGTATCTCTCAAGTAATACATCCCAGGTAATTTTTACGATCTTGAAATACCGCTCAATCCCGTACATAGGGAATATCACCTTGATTGAGTCACACAATCCACATTTCTGCAGATTAGAAAACTGATGGTATTCATCCGAATCCTGCAGCCGAATAAAATCCACCTTGATGTTCGTGGAGGGCAATGATGGCTGATTATTCAGTAGATAATTCAAAGCCATGTTTTCAACCTGTGCCTTCGTTGGCTTATCCTCAAACTTGTCTGACAGATTCAAGGGGATTCTTCTGTCACGGCCATCAAAAGATGCTTCTCCGGACGAAACTGCATCGCCTTTTACGATTGCATTATCTTTCAGCCAGTACGGGAGCACAGATGTATATGTTTCTGAAAAATCTGTGTCCTCAGTAAAGTCCATCATGTTCTTTCCATA